CTTTCTTTTTAGCTTGCATTTCTTTACGTTCGGCATACCATCTCTCCAATAAGCCCGGGATAATACCCTTTATATCAAATCTAAATATAGTACCATTGGCACTGATAGTCCAAGGTTGGTTGCTGTCAAATATCAGCTTCCATACATTGGCCGCACTCAGTACATCACTGGATCCATCTTGCCAGTCAATGGTAATTTCTGTTCCAGGTTCTGTGGCCATCACTGCTTCGTATTCTAAACTGCCGAATATGCCTTCCCACGCAGCCGCAAATGATTTGCCTTTTGCCATCTGTAGTTCAATGTATTCTTCAGTTTTTGTCTGACGCATTTGGCCTATAATAGTTTCTGGACCCATGTTAAGTGCTCTAATTGCACTGGGATAAAGTGAATTAATATCTAACGACCCGATCCAATCGTGAATTCCATCTTTAGGGACTGCAACATACGCACCTGCGGCCGCAGTATTCTCTTCGCGATCATCTTTTTTAATACGATTAGGAACTTGAAATCCTCTCCGATGTGCTTCGTTAATAATAGCCTGTTCTGTTACCGCTACCGCACCCATCGTAGTTTGTAGTAATACTGTGTTTTCATGTGCCAATGTATTGGCAAGATCCATAAATTTTAATTTCTTATCCAAATCATCGAGTAGTTTACAGTCATTAATATTATATTCTACAAATGTACGGAAATCATTGTTGTATAATTGGTCTAATGTACCTTCGTACTGTGTTTTACGTTGTCCTAATTCATGTTCTGCAATAGCGTCCAACCGATAGCTATGTCTTTCTTCATATGTATATTTGCGATATAATTCAAGATAATCCAAATGCACACGACCTATATAATCATAAGTTGTACTGGTCCTGCCATATTTTTCATACTCTCGTTTTTTTGGCAATTGATCAAACAGACAGAATCTACGAGTATCTTCTTTGCTTAATGCTTTGATTACACGATTAGTTGTATAAGGTACATCAAATCCTTCTGAGTTCCACCCACTGATAACATCGGCATCTTGTATAAGATCTAAGAACATACTTAACAATTCACCTTCATTGTCAAACAAGTAAGTATTAGGAAAATCTTTAACCATTTCTTTGGCATCTTCCATGCTAACACCTTTAGGCGGAATAGCCATACACACCATAGTTTCCATCCATTGTAGGTAGACAGCAATCGCAGTAATTGGCATAAATGCATCGTCTGGACTTGCATAACCACGCTCTGGATCAAAGTCTACCTCAATATCGAAAAATGCTACATTTAGTTTAGGAGCATCTTGATTTAAGTAGTGTTCACTTAGTGTTACAAAAATTGGATTAATATCTGACTCGTAAAGAGTTTTACCACTATTAATGGCCTGTTCCTTACGCAGTTCTTTAGTGTTTTTACAAACAATACGGGTAAGAGGATCCCCGTAAATTGATTGGAATTTGCCCTTAGGGTCTTTTACATAGAATGTGTGTTTTACAGGAATATCGCGAAACTCACGCTCACCTTTCTTGTTGCGTTCAACTACTCGAACAATATCGTTCTCTCTATCAAACCAGGCGTCTACATAGCTCATAATTATTCTCCGATGTCACTTGAGGCTGACAAATACCTTCATGCGGTTTATTGGCCCGCTAGCCTTCTTTTTAGAATCCCGGAACCTTTTTAAACCAAATATCATCTGGCCAAAATTTGTGCGGATATCCTTTTGTATTTATATTTGTATAAAATGTAAATACATCATGATCGGCTTTCTCTTTAACTTCTGCTATAGCGTCTAACCATAACTGTTGTTCTTTAGGTGGATCACCTAATCCTAGTAAAGGTCTTAAATAAGTATTAAGCCATGAGACATGTTGAACGGCACTAGGATGCCTTTCACTGATACACCACTCACCTTTTTTATTTTTAAACAACCAATTCTTGTCTGGATTTTCTATTGCGTGACATGCAATTGGTTTAATCCAATGGTCTTTATTCTCAGACCAAATGCGATCGATATAAAAATTATATTGTGGAAAGTCTTTTTGAATAGAAATTTCGTTAGAATTTATTTTTTCATCTGCTTTATAGTTATCTAAATCACTTCCTAATTTAGTAAAATCTCCAATACTTGTCATATACCAGGTACATCCAGTTGATTTTAATAAAGATATAACTGATATTATGGCATTTAGACTATGCATCACATATGCAGATTCATCAAAAAACGTATCAATCCACCATGGGGTAAATATCTTTGAATTTACTTCTTCGAAAATACTTCCTTTTGCCCTCCAATGATATTGATTATCTTTTACAAATTTACAATAATCGTGTCGTAAATAGTATGTCCACTGAACAATTACTATATCATCTGCATTAATATTGTTTCTTGCATGGCACTCTGCAACTCGTTCAGAGATGCTTCGACATCCGGATCCTGGTATCCCCCAATTTTCATAATTATCAAATTCTAAACCTAAGAAAGGTGACCATGTAGGGCACCCTAAATAGTAAGTGTATGAACACCCAAATGTAAATAATCGAGCCATTTTTAAATTCTTTTAGTGATATCTAAAATTGCTTCGATTTCTTCCCAATCTTCATTATAAGCCTGCCAATCACCTTTGTGAGCAATCTTAATAGCTCGGTTAATAACACTGGGTTTAATTTGTAATTCTTCTGCAACTGCCTTAACTGTTTCTTTCAAGCCTTCTTGCAAATCTTCAACTTCTCGTAATACTGTTGAACCTTCGCTAATCAATCTTTCTAATTTTGCCTTTTCTTCGGGACCATAACTACGACCTGGCATACTATCTCCTTAATTATATAGCCTATTATATATTACTTATTGTGTAAATGCAACATTTAGAGGTGGAAATGGCAGAAATTAATCTGCCATTTATTTAATTAACCGCGAGCTATTTTAAGCCAGCGAGCTAGTTCATCTTCTACGCTTTCTTTAACTCCTGGCATTGTTGTACCGGATTTGTTAATATCAGTACCTGCTGGAACCTTTGGTAAATCAGTAGTGTTTGTTGGACTTGCACCAGCACCAGATTTATCAGCATTTTTCTTTTCGCCAGCTACAGCTACAGCTGCAGCTTCTGCAGCTGCCCGCTTGTCTTGATCAGATTGTGCAGAACTTGCATGTTCTACTTTATCTAACACAGCTTGAGCGTGTTCGGTAGATTTCATCCAAACGGGTGTTGGATTCGGATCATCGCCATGGCTCATCATTAAAGCATGTATTTGTTTAACTAATTCTTGTTGTGCTGGAGTTAATGAACCTGCAGAAGTAGTCGGTACTTTTGTGTCTTCTGGTGCTGGCGGAAAATTTGGATCTGAATCAGCCCCGCCACCACCACCGCCACCTGTTGTTGTATCTGTTGGGCTTGTTGCTGAACCACCGCCTAATGCATTAGCCGCCGCAACTCCGCCTGCACCAGCTAATCCAACCCCTAATGCTGTCTTGCCTGGATTTTTACCAACCCAGTTAGCTGCCTTATTAGCGGCATTTGCTGTACCTCGAGCATTTATATCTCGATTAGCTATTTGTTTATCGCTTAGGGCTTTGCCAGTACGTTTGTCCACGGCTGTAGCCATCTTGTCTTTAAATTCTTTTTCTGTACCTTTGATTAAGTTACCTTTAGCTTCCTTACCAGCCAATCCGCCTGCAATATTTCTTCCAACGTTGGCAACTTTATCCCAACCGCGGCCTAATGTATTTCCAATTCCGCCTAAACTTAATTCGTCTAGTCGTTGTTGATCCCATTCAATAGCATCTAAGACACTTTCGTCTGTGATTTGTTTTCCGTCTTCTCCGTAAGCATATCCATCTTCATATAACCAAACATGGTAAACAGCATCTTCTTCTAACTGCCAATGACCACTTTCAATCATAGCTAATTTTTCTTGTAATGATTTAATGTTTTCAGCAACGGTGGGAGGAGTTAGACCCATTTTAGTCAATACTGCTGTAGTCTTTGGTCCAATTTTTCCGTCTGCTGTTAGACCATTAGCTTTTTGGAACGCCATGATTTCTTGTGGAGTTGTTGGATACTTACTAGGATCATATCCTAGTGTTTTAGTATCAGATGCTTGCTTGAGTTTATCAACACCTGCTTGTGTGGCCAGGTTAGCACCTAATGCAGTAGCACCACGGGCTACTTTAGCCATACCGCTTGCACCTTTAATTAAACCGCCAGCAATTGCACCGCCTGGAACTGGTACAGCAATAGAACCTGCCACATTACCGGCACCGTATAACCATGGGCTACGAGTTTCCGCTTCTTTACTTGCGGCAGTTTGTTTTGCCAATTCGTCTTTGTATGTGCCTGAACCGAATGCACTCTTAACACCAGCGGCAATATTGTCGCCTGTGCCAAGTGTTACACCATTCCATGCACCGCGACCGAAGTCTCCAGCATCTTTACCAAACTGATCCATGCTATATTCGTTTAGTTGCGCACCTTCAAATTCGTAACCAAAACTTTCAGTTAATGCTTTTGCCATAGATAAGTCCGTACCTTCTTGGAAAGCATT